ATACTGAGATTCCTGATCGTATCGAGTTTGCCCAGTGTGTCCTTGCCGTTTACCTGAACAATAACAAGGATGGCATTGGCCTAAGTGGGCTTGAGGATTACAAGTCGGTCAGCATCGGCAGCCTTAGCATCACCACTGCAGGCGCCAGCGCCAGTGCTACAGGTGCTGATCGCGTCCCACCGATCTATGAACGGTATTTGACCGGGCTTAGAATTAGTGGACCAGGCAACTTTGCTATTCGGAGGTCATGAGTAAATTCCTCGCCATCGACCCGTCGTATAGCATCGGCGCGGATTTTGTGAACGATACCAGCACCTATAACGGTCGCTGGCGGCGGATCACGATCCTTAAGGGTAATACCAGTTTCGCGGTGTTAGCAGCGCAAAACTGGACCGGTAATAGCATCATTGGTGAAGGATTGCCCGCTGGCTTCACCATCGAAGGTGTGTTCACCTCTTTTGAGTTAAACACCGGCGGCGCTGTTATCGCTTACAAGGTCTGATCATGTCAAAAGCACGCTCTGGACATGCTGCAGTCGATTACACAATCGGCGCTGAGGTGATTAACGACACCGCAGTGCATACCGGCAAATTTAAGCACATCGATTTTTACGAGAACAGCACCATCACCGCGATCACTAGCACTAATGTGAGCGACAATAACTTCGCTGGTGCCAGCGTTGATCAAGACGCACATTTGACTGGTTACTTCACCAGCATTCAGCTTCAGAACGGCGCTTGTATCGCGTATAAGATCTGATGGCACTTGCTACTTCGCTACGAAAGACTGCCAGCAAATTGATGGGCAAGTTTGGCGGTGTAGTAACCATCCGTGCTGTTACGCCTGGCGTTTACAACCCAACTACCGGCACTATCAGTCAAGTTGAAGCTGACACCATAGTGCGTGGCGTGCTGGAAGATATTAACGCACGTGAGGTAAACGAATTAGTGCAAGCTGGTGACAAGCGGCTTACTATTGCGGCGGCTGATGTTACTACTGCGCCAACTACCACTGATCGTGTGGTCATTAGTGACGTGCTGCATCAAGTAATTACCGTCACTACGATTGAGCAGGATAATACAGCTATCACATACGAGTTGATCTTGAGGGCTTAAACATGGCACGCAAAATCCGCCTTGATCAATTCGGGAGTTATTCCACCGAGAAATACGAGCAACTGCTGCGTGTACTTGTTCTAGAAACTGAATTGCGGCTGAAAAGTGGTAGCCCAGTAGATACAGGTCGATTTCGTGGTAGTTGGGTCACATCTGAAAACCAAGTTGGCAGTTACGACGGCGGCGAATTTCAGGAAGCGACTGGCGCATATCGCAATGCTACAAAACCGCCAAGTGATCCAAAACTTGAGCGCCGAATCAGCATCGGCTATCAAGCTGGTCAAGAGCGCATCGGCAATGTTTACCACATTTCTAACAATTTGCCATATGCCGAAAAGCTGGCCTACGGCAATCATTCCAAGCAGGCGCCTGCAGGATGGGTTGATCTTATCGTTCGTGAAATGAGTGCATGGGCAAAGCAACAGGCTGACCGTATCGGGAGGCAAGACTAATGGCAGCCGTCAATCTAAATGCGATTCGCGCCACTATTGAATCGCGGTTAACGGATGAGCTAGCGCAAGCGCCAGTGCTGCCGGTGGTATTTCACAACCAGCCCTATAACCCAATTCCAGGCAGTTCATGGCTGCAATGCCTTGTGAGCTTTGGCAACAACAACTTTCTCACGATGGGCGGCACTACCGGCAGCAGCAATAGCGTGGTCGGCGTGGTTGTCGTCAATATCTTCACTGCCAAAGGCGTAGGTCCTGGCGTTAATTACACGATCGGCAAACGTATTCGTGACCTTTACAATAGGGTCATAGTAAGCGGTGTTCATTTTGACCCGCCAACTGGTCCCGAGGTGGTGGCTGCGCCAGCCCCTGAGGGCTATTTTCAAACACAGGTCAGAATGACCTTTGAAACCTTCGAGGATCTCTAGCCATGGCTTTTTACCGAGGGCAGCAAGGCAGCGTCAAGTTTGACGATGCTGGCGTTACCGCAGCAGCTATTACCAGCACCCGTTCGTGGTCAATGACTGTCGAGAAGGAATCGCTCGACACCACCGCACTTGGCGCCACATATCGCGCCAACGTAGGCGGTCTAATCAGCGGTTCTGGCACTTGCGAGCTTCTTTACACCGCATCTAGTGCCGATGAGACTAACGTCTTCATTGAGCACATCAACACCGCGAATGATGAAGGTGTGGCTTTGTTTGAGCTGTACCTTGATACAAGCGGCACTAAGAAGATCAGCTTCGATGGCGTGATCACCTCGGCTGAGTATTCTGCAACCGTAGGTGAAATCGAAGTCATCACAGTAAACTTTGTCGCCAATGGCGCCATTACCCTGGACATCTGATCATGGCTTTTTATCGCGGGCAACAAGGCACAGTCTTTTTTGATAAGGCTGGTAGTGGCGGCATCACTGAGATCGGTGCCGTGCGGTCGTGGAGCATGACCGTTGAAAAAGAGTCGTATGATGCAACCTCCCATGGCGCTACTTACCGCGCCAATGTCGGTGGCTTGATCAGCGGTTCTGGAACCATTGAGGTGATGTATGACGCGCCTGGATCCGGTGACAAGCTGGATCTGATCAAGGACGTTAACCAAGCAACTGACGACGCTGATGCTTTCGTTGAGTTGTACCTTGATGAAACCGGCGGCAAGAAGATTACGGGCACCATCGTGGTGACCAGTTCTGAATACGGTGCTACGGTTGGTGAGATCGAAATTGTGACGATCAACTTCGTCTCAAGCGGTACTCTCACTCTTAGCATCTGATGCCTGCTTCAAGCCAGCGCCCAGTTGACCTGCTCACGGGCGCTTTTGATCTTAATCAACGCCGCAAATTCAGCGTTACAAATGACGCTGGTGATGTAGTGCTGGATCTGTATTTCAAACCCATCACTCGCGCTGATCGCAAAAAAGCAACCACGCTGGCGGGATCTGATGAGGCATTGGAGATTAGCACTCAGATGCTTTGTCAAATGGCAGAGCTTGAGAATGGGAATAAAGCATTTGCACCGGCTGATGCAGCCAAGCTGCAACGTGAGCTGCCGGAGCGTGTGCTGAATGATCTTGAGTTGTTCTTGTTTGGCCTCGGCAGTGAGTCGAGCCTTGAGGAAGCAAAAAACGACTAGAGGAAGACTCATGGTTGTTCTTTGAGTTCTTCCTCGCCACGGAACTTGGTATGACAGTCAGTCGATTACGCACTGAGCTGACTGATGCTGAGTTTATTCATTTTGCTGCTTACTATGAAGTGAAAGGCAAGCGCGAAAAGGAAGAAATGGATCGCGCTAAATCACGGCGGTAGACTGGCTGCATAAGGAGGTGCTGCCGTGGCTGTTTCTGTTCTTGACGTACAGGTAAACGGCTCAAATGCAGTGCGCGAGCTGCAGCGCATTAATACGGCATCAAAAACTGCCACTGCTGGCGTCAATGGATTAAAGGCTGCCGCCACTCGCCTTATTGGCGCATTTGCCGGTATATCTGCGCTGAAATTTGTATTTGCAAAAACGTCAGAATTACAAACTCAAACTAGAAGCCTTGAAACACTTACGGGTAGCGCCGAAAAGGCTCGAAAGATCATTTCTGAGCTGCAGCGCATTGGTGCCATCACTCCATTTACCAGCACTGAACTAATTGAGTCAGCCAAACGGCTGCAGGCTTTTGGTGTTGAAGCTGACAAGGTTGTTGAAACCACAAGGCGCCTAGCTGATGTAAGCGGCGCAACTGGGGCGGAGCTACAGGGCTTGGTGACTGCCTATGGACAGGTACAAGCCAAAGGCCGCCTCCAGGGTGAAGAGTTGCTTCAGTTCCAAGAGCGTGGAGTTGCGCTGCAAGAAGAACTGAAGAAAATGTATGGTCTTACTGGAGAAGAATTCCAGAAAGCATTAAGCAAAGGTCGAATTAGTGCTGAAGCGGTAGAAGTTGCCCTTACTCGTCTTACCGAAGTTGGCGGGAAATACGCAAACGGTGCTGTAGCTCAGTCCACAACTCTGGCTGGTAAATTTAGCACTTTGCTTGATGGCATTGAAAATATCGCACGCAAAATAGGCGAAGTTCTTAAACCTGCACTAGACGAAATTCTTAACCTAGCCATTGCTGTCGTCAATAAAATTAACGAGGCGTTGGC